GGGAAGTCTCACGCTGCTTTTGAGGACTATAGCCCTGACACTCACCATATATGGAATTTGAGTGAAGAAAAGCAGGGGTACAATGGTCAGGATGTAATCATCATAAACGACTTCCGCGGCCAAATAAGATACTCAGAGTTACTTACTTTGGTAGATAAGTGGCCCCATATGATAGCTCGCAAGTTTTCCGAAGAAGGAATTCCTTGTCTCGCTAAGAAAGTGATAATAACTTCGAGCTTGCTACCCCATGAGTGCTATAATAACCTAGCGGAGAAGGATTCACTCGAGCAACTTTATAGGAGATTTAAATTTTACACAAAAACTACACAGAAGTGCCAGAAGGGTAATAATAGACCTTCTGTGCAAGAGTTGCCGTGGATTGAAACCGATGGACACGGCTGTAGAGTCAGAAAGTTCGTCCACGAGATCGAACTTTCTTCATTGGGTTAAAAACATGGTCTGGGGACATAAATGTCCCCTGACCTTTTTCATTCTGAATTTTATCCTAACAAACTAAGTGAGAACTCTTCTACGCACCATCTGCGGATACGCGGGTGCGGTTAATTTGGCGGCGAAAAGATGCCGGTTAATAATGTGGGTTGTCTTGAATAGCTCCGGGGGAACTACGACTGGGAAGAGAATTTGTGAATGGTGGTAGTTTTCGCGTTGAGATACCCTGCATCCAGACCACTGTTGTTGGATACAATAATAAGGAAGGTCTGCGCATTACGCGGGATGGTCGAGATAGACTCATCCAGGGCATCCTCTATTGAGAACTGGGAGCGGGCGCAAACAATACGCTTGCGCACGTTGAAATAATAATTAGCAACGGTATCTCCGATATTGCGGACGGCTGGTGCTGAAGTACCATAACCGACCTCGCCGATTTCTTTGTGGTGAACCCTGTGAATCTTGAAAGCTTTCGTGTTAATGAAAGTTTGGCCAGAGGCAAAACACATGATCGGGTTCGGACGAGCGTCATCGGGCTCTGCAGTTCCCGCGATTTGGGGGGTAAAGAAGTTGGATAGGTTTTGACCCCAGTTGTAGATGGAAGTTGCACGGGTGGCTTTACGGAGAGACACATGATAAACAGTAACCCTGCAAGGATTCGTGTTCTCCGAGTCAATATCAATCTGAAGGTGCATCTTGGACCCATGATAGGTCCATGTATCTGACTTCAGATCAGCCTCGGTGGGCTGGTCAAAGACTGGTAACATACGGGTGGTGTCTAGCATAGGGAAGACAGTATATCCGTAGGCTCCAAGGAGCTGGGTGTGCACTGGGAGAGGCTGCGACCTTTCCTCCCAGAATTGGAACCAAGACCGGTTGAGGGATACAACCTTGGAGAGCTTAGTGAGTCTCTTATCGATCTTCAAAAGCTGCCCCGCCTGCGAGCGAGCGCCCTTCTTACGAAAGTAACGACGAAAGCGACGCTTATTCTTACGGCGAATAGGATTGCGACGGGGCATGAGCGGTGGGTGCGTTCACAAGAAGAAATGTTTTTTCTTGGTGTACCAGCTCTAGAAAAGAATTTACGCATTTAAACGCGTTTATACTCCGGGAGATTTTATCTCGGCGTATACTTACGGATATGTCGAAACGAGGAAGTCGAAGTTGGGTCTGGACCTTACACAATGCCGTGGACGGCGATGAGGTGGTCAAAAAGCTACAAGAGCTTGAGTGTAGGTATACCGTATGGGGATACGAAACCTGTCCAGATACAGGGAGGCCACATTTACAAGGTTACACAGAGTTTAAGAATGCTGTAACCGTAACCGCTTTCAATAAGAAAGTCGGACTTAAAAAGGGCAATAGCCTGTGGATTAACTGCCAGGTAAGACAAGGACAGCCAAAGGAAGCCGCAGGCTACTGCAAGAAAGGAGAGGGACCGAACCGAGCTGGGGATGACCCGGGTAACGAGTTGTATTTTGACACACCTCACGAGACCTGGGTTGGGTTCGAAAATGGCACGATCACACAGCAAGGTGTTCCTCAAAGCCTGGAAGAGGCAGTGACGGCCATCCAACATGGAGCATCCTATCAGGAAGTCAATGAGGCGAACGAGTGGCTAGGGCACCAATATGGACGCGTCCTCAGGGAGCATGAAATGTATGCGCTCCGCAGGAAATGGCGGACATGGATGACTGAGGGCGAGTGGTATTTCGGTTCGTCGGACATCGGGAAGTCTCACGCTGCTTTTGAGGACTATAGCCCTGACACTCACCATATATGGAATTTGAGTGAAGAAAAGCAGGGGTACAATGGTCAGG